TTTTGAAGAAGTAGATAAAGAAAAAGATGCTTCAGAAGAAGTAGCTGACTTAAATATGGAAGTCGATGCCCTTGTAGAGGCTCGTCAGCTTTCATTAGAACAAATTGAAACTCTTACGAGAGTTATGTTTGGTAAAGACCCATCAACAGTTTCGACTGCTGAATTAAAAAGAGATATTTTAGTGTACGCTAAAACAGAACCTCAAGAATTTTTAAATGTTTTAAATGACCGTGAATTAAAATTCCAAGCAAAGGTTAGAAAATTCTTTGAAGAAAAACTTTTAGTACTACGCAATGGAGATAAAGAAGTATGGTACAATACAAGTACTAATAAAAAGAAAATGTTGTCAGTTCCGTTTGGAGAAGACCCTTTCAATATGGTAGGACACTTCTTACAATCTGATGAAGGTATTGATTCATTAAAAATGTTAGAGACAATTTTATCATAATTTTAGGATTGGAGTATCTTCGGTCGCAAATTAGCACAGATTTATTTCTGTGCTTTTTTTTTGTGTATATTTGTAAAAAAGAATTTAGATGATAAACGAAGTTAGAAATGCGGTATTATCCATAGTAAATAAAAACAACTATGGGTACATTTCTCCATCAGATTTTAATTTGTATGCGAAAAATGCTCAAATGGAAATCTATGAGGAATATTTTAGTAGTTATAATAAAACAATAAATGCTGAAAATTCTCGCTCATCAGGTACTGATTACGCTGATATTGAAAGTCCTATTGCTGAAACATTAGAATCATTTATGGTTTCTAATTATTTATCTAAATCAACAGGTAATAAATTTTATGTTCCATCACTTATAACGACAGGAGATGAAGCTTATTACATACTTAAAGTATTATGTTATACTAAAAAATTAACATCAGGAGCAAATACAGCTATACTTTCAAATTCATTAGTAAATAGTGCAGCATTATTTACCACTTTAGGTCTTAATGTTGATGATATAGTTGTTAATACAACAACAGGAGCTGTTAGTTCTATTGTATCTGTAGTATCAAATACAACTATTACATTGAGTTCAAATGCATTTCTTGTAGTTGGTGATAGCTATGCTATATTTTCTAAATCAACAGTTGTTGAAGCTGATAAAGTAAGCGCAGGAAAAATAACAATGTTAAATAGTTCAAACATTACAGCGCCAAGTACTATATTCCCTTCTTATGTTTATCAAGGAAATGTTATTGAAATATATCCATCTACAATAAATGAGAAAGGACAAATTCAGGCTAACTACTTTAGATTCCCTAAAGTACCTAAATGGACTTATACGACATTAATTGATGGGTCTCCTGCATTTGACCAATCACAATCAGATTATCAAGATTTTGAATTACCTGCTGAAGAAGAGTATAAATTGGTAACTAAGATACTTGAGTATTGCGGTATGTCTATTAGAGAAATGGAAGTTACTCAGTTTGGTATGGCTCAACAACAACACGAACAGCCTACATTTAGTATGCAACAATAAAAAAATAAGAAATGGCATATATCTCGCAATATCAATATTACGAAAACAATGGTACAGAACCTCAAAATGCAAATTGGGGTTCATACCAATACGTTAGTTTAACTGACATTGTTAATAATTTTTTATTAATGTATTCAGGAAATCATTCATTAGTTAATAATGAAGAACGTTATAAGGTATTATTCCACGCAAAGCGTGCTATACAAGAATTAAACTACGATGCTTTTAAGGAAGTTAAAGTTTTAGAACTTAGTGTTGTTGATTCTTTAAGATTTGTATTGCCATCAGATTATGTGAATTGGGTTCGTATATCTATGTACAAGAATGGTTGGTTAAGACCATTGACAGAAAATATCCAAACTCTTTCTTCAAATGCTTATTTGCAGGACCAACAAGGTAATATATTATTTGACCAAAATGGTAATATACTACAACCACAGTTTTCTGATATTGATTTTGATAGGCTTAGAAAAACTAAAAAAAGTATTTATCTAAATCAAGGTAATCAATTTGATAATCAATATGGATGGAATTATGATGGGATGTGGTATTTTGATTACAGCATAGGAGATGCTTTTGGATTAAACACAGAAACAGCTAATTTTAATCCAACTTTTAATATTGATAAAAAAGCAGGAGTTATAAACTTTGATTCAAGTATGGCAGGAGAGTTATGTATTCTTGAGTACGTATCAGATGGTATGGAAGGTGGAGATAATTCTTTGATTACTGTTAATAAATTATTTGAACAATATATTTATGCAGCTATAAAATATGAGATTTTAAACTCTAAATTTGGAGTTCAAGAGTACATAGTTCAACGTGCTAAGAAAGACAGAAGAGCGTTACTAATGAACGCTAAAATTAGAATTAGTAATATACATCCGGGAAGACTATTGATGAACCTTAGAGGAATGGACAAGTTAATAAAATAAGATGGCAAAAGTATCAAGAAACTTTTTAGCGGGTAGAATGAATAAAGTGGTAGACCAAAGGATGCTACCTGAAGGAGAATATGTTGATGCTATGAATATCAGAATGGGTTCTACTGAAAATTCTGAGATTGGTGTAATAGAGAATACTAAAGGAAATTTACGATTAGCACCTTTATCTTTTATTGATGGAACTCCATTAAGTACTGATGCAAAATGTATTGGGTCTATTGACGATAGCGCAAATGATACATTATATTGGTTTGTTCACGACCCTAATTTCCAATACGCTCCAACACATAAACTTGATTTAATCGTATCTTATAATGTATTTACGAATATATTGGAATATCACGTAATAAGTATAAATGATGGAGATGATGTAAATACTACATTAAACTTTAATTCTGCATATCTTATTACAGGCGTTAATATTATTGGTCATTTATTATTTTTTACGGATGATTATAATCCTCCAAGATTTATTAATATAGATAAAAATTATCCTAATCCTATTGCAAGGATAGACCAATTTACAGCAGAAGAGTTATTGGTTATTAAAAAACCACCTACTGAATCTCCTGAGGTAACTCCTATTATAACAACAGGACAAGAAAACTATTTAGATACAAGGTTTATATCGTTTGCTTATAGATATAAATATGCTGATGGAGAATATAGTGCTACATCTCAATGGTCTCAAGTATCATTCATTCCTAATCCATTTGAGTTTAGCTTAAATAGTATGTTGAATGAGGGTATGACTAATCGTTGTAATTCATCAATAGTTAAATATAATTCAGGAGGACCACTTGTTGTTGGTATTGATTTGTTATTTAAACAAGCTAATAATAATATTATAAAAGTAATTGAAAGGCTTGATAAAAAAGAATTAGGATATGTAGATGACTTTGAATATACATATCAATTCACTAATAGTAAAATATTTACTATTCTTCCTGACTCTGAATTATTAAGACTATATGATAATGTTCCATTATTAGCTAAAGCTCAAACAATAATGGGTAATAGATTGATGTATGGTAATTATGTAGAAGGTTGGGATTTGATTGATAAGTATGGTAATGCTACAAAGTTTGAATATACTACTAAATTAATAACTGAAATTATTGGGTCTTCATCAATACCTGATATTACAGAAAGCGGTAATTATACTATAAATACATCATTAGCTATAGCTGATTCAATTCTTACTATTGATTTAGTTGGTAAAAAGTTAATTGAAGGTTCTGCTATTAATATACAATTTACAATAGCTCATTCTCAATTTTCAGGAGATATACCTTTCCCTACGGAAACTACTGATGCTATAGGATTTCAATTTTCCTTTTTATTAACAAGAGATTATACTTCTGTTTTTGAATTAGCAACAAGTTCTGAGTTTCAATTAGCAATAGGTACTGCAACAAACATTAAACCTGTTTATTCTGCAGTACCGGGAACAGAAACATCTTGTGATGGTACTACACTTACAGACCAATTAAACTGTATTTTACCTCAAAATTTAGATGCATATCAAAAATATGCAAGTGGAATTACAGCTGTAAACCAACCTATTGCTGTAATAGCTACTCCTGCAAGTACTGAGATTGGGTTTCAATTAATTGCAATGCAGTATGTTGATAATCCTGCTCTTATTACTAAAAGAATATATGAATATTATCAAGTAACTTTTGGTTCTGCTACTTTTCAAGAAATATCAAATCCACAAAGTTTACATAGTAATAGAGGATATGAGATTGGTATTGTTTATATGGATGAATATAACAGGGCTACAACGGCTTTAGTTAGTCCAAACAATACTGAGTTTATTCCTTGCGGATATTCGGCTAATAAGAACTCTATTCAAGTTACAATACCTACAAAACAAATTGCTCCTGCTTTTGCAAAGAGATATAAATTTGTGATTAAACCTGATGAAGAAAATTACGAGGTAATTTATTGCGATTTATTTTTTACTGACCCTGATAGTAATGAGGTTTACTTTTTACTTGAAGGAGAGAATATACAAAAAGTAGAAACAGGAGATAGATTAATTGTAAAAGCAGATACATCAGGTGCGCTTCAAAATTGTGCTTATGCAACTGTTCTTGAAAAATCATCTAAAGCATCAGGATTTATAACTCCAATAGAAGATGTCGTTATACCATCAGGGGTATATATGAAGATAAATCCAAGTAGTTTTAACGCTATTGTAACACCTAATGCAGTTGTTGCTCCGGGTAAGAAAGAAGCTTGCGCTCCAAGAGGAGGTAATTACGCTGTATTAAATTATCCTGCGAATAAAGCAGGTACAGACCCTTTACATTCATCTTGGACGTTTATTGATTATACTATTCCTGCAGGTAGTAGAATTACTTTAAAAGCAGATTGGAATAGAATAGGTACAGGAGGAGATTGCGAACCAAGAGGTTATTTATTAGAGAAAAATTATATATCTCGAAATGATTATGATAATTTTGAAGATTGGTTTAAAGGAGATAATATATCTTCTACATTAAA